TTCCTTTCCATGCCACAAAGAACATTTCATAGCGACGGCTTAGTGTTCGTTCGAGATCACCTGCTGGTTGAGTATTCTTGTACCATATTACAGGGATCCTATCGAAACCATCCATCTTTGCATTTAGTATCTCTTCAAATAAGGGATAGTCTTGTGTAGGGAACCAGAGTAGCATGAAGCTATTCGGGCTCATCTTACTATAACATACATCAACAAGTGTATTTATAAACTCAAAGTATGTACGGTCTCCGTATATTTCTAGCTTAGTTTTCTTGTATTTAGGATCAAAACCAGCACTATCGTAAGGAGGATCTATCTCTACATAGTCATAATGATCAAAAGATACCTCATTAAGACCATCGAACACATCTTTGATTTGGTAGGACTCTGCGTTGAGTGCTACGAATTTATCACGCTCAGAGAGTTCACCAGACTGCTCTGGTCGCATCTTTTTCTCTGCTCGCTCTAGTAGTCTTTCAGTCAATTCTGTTTCAGCTATCGAAGTACAGAGACTTCTGTATATCTTCACGGCATCTTTAAATGTTGCTTTTTCGGCTAAAGTAGGAACACTTTCGGCCACATCAGCAATCATTATTTGATCGGATACATGGCCGGCTGACATCTTTAGTAATTCGGCTGTCTTGTTCTGTGTCCAGCTAGCATTCTGTTCCTTCATTAAAGTATTGATACGGCTCACAAGATTAGCTTGCTCAGACCAAGAGAGTTCCTTCCTTTGAACATTCTCAATTAGTTCTATAACACGCAAGTCACCTTCAGAGTCTATCTGCATAATATTACAAGTAATCTCATCCCATTTCAACATGATAGCCGCGGCTAGTCTACGACCACCGGCAAGCAAGTTGTCATCTTGATCTAATGTTATGGGATTAATAAGACCTTCGGTTTCTATGGACTGGGCGAGAGATTCAATGTCACCTAGTTCTTCCCTGAATCTAGTGCCGACGTTTATCTTGTTTATTGGGATGGGCTTAATGGATAGTTTTTTCATGCTATTCCTTTGTCTTTGAGGATTTGTTGGAGTACCGCTGGGTCCACATTTTTCAGTATATCCTGAAGTGCTTCTTCTTTGGACTTAGCTGGTGTGAGGGTTATTTTCTTTGGCTTCGCAAGTGCCATTGTTTCCTTATAACGAGTCTGAGCTTTCCGGTTTTCGAGGATAAACTCTCGGAGCTCATCATCATTCATCTTGGCAATGCTAATCTCTAATTGCTCAAGTTTCATTTGCCCTCCTTTAGCCAGAGAATATATTGACCTTTCTTGAGCTTGTTCATAACATACCGTTTGGAATCTACTGAATCACCTCTGTTCATCATCTCTTGTACGATAAGAAAGAAGTTTCTACCTAATTCAGTTTTGGCTCCGCGGTCTAGACTAGAAAGAAAATCATAAAGTTCCTTACGCATAGGTATGGAAACTTTATGCGTGTATTGAGTATAACGCATGTTGACCTTTTTTAGTGTGGGGTTCGGAACACAAAATACACGTTGTGTTCCGATAGATAGCCCTTACTTAATCTTGGGGGCGTTGATTCGATTACGATCTATACCTTGATCGTCTTGCTCGACGGAAACATACAATTCACATTCCTGTCCAACAAGTGATGTGGGATCTGCAAAGAACTCAGGCCCATAATCACAACTAAAAGCAGAAAGCGTACGCTTTATCTCCAATAACCGCATATGTTTCTGGTCATCTGGAGTGTCTTTAGTAGGAATCATTAGAAAGTGGAACACATCCGAGCCAGACGGTTCATCTGGAAATTCACAAATCATTCTAAGCATTGGATTACCTGCTTTAGAGTTCATTGTCTCGGCTGAGCTTACACGGACGAGATACTGTCCGGCGGGGAGAGCTTTTCGCTCCTGTATATCCTCGATACCGTCGAGTTCGAGGCTACTCAAATCAATTTGAGTGTCTGACATAGCTATATCCTATGTTAAGGGTTAGTAAGTGGCAAAGTTCGACCATCGAAAATTACCGTGACATTAGCTTCCCTAGACCAGAGTCTTGTGGGCGGCTAAAGTCTTTTATCGTTACATCTACTACGGCATCAAGATTAGGTAACGATCTTCTAACTTTGATGTTGTATCGGTCAGGTTGGGTCAACATAGAATATTTTCCATCAATACATTCAAATTTCAATATATCAGAAAATAACATGGGGATCCTAGTCTTTAACTGACCTGTTAATACAAGCTCATTAACTATCTTCTTAGTCAAGTCATCCTGTATTAATGTATCATGGGCTGTGATGTAAACAGTCTTGGGAAGTGATGTTAGTTTCCTAACAGTATTCTCAATCGTGTTTAGTTGTGCGGCCCAATCATCCATTGCTGGTTGTTGTCCCATACGGTTATTGATCCAAAGGACAGCATCCATCACAGCCTTTGACATAGATGTGAGGCTATCTATGGCTATCACATCATACTTTCCAAAGGTTGCTTTTCGATCATCTTGTAGGAGGGAGTTAAAGTCTCTGACAAAATTATCAAAGGCTTCTGGCTTCTCTCCGGTAGCAGGAACTGATCTTGCGTTCTGCTTGGAACTTAATGATCTTGCGGCTATCTCCACTACATCCGGAAGATACAACTGATAATCTATATCTGCATCTCCTTGCAAGGAGTTCAACGCATTATCCTCAAAACAAAACAAGAGCTTCTTGCCTGGTAATGTTCTGAGTTGGGTACTTTTGCCTGACCCTGCTGGACCGATTGCAAGTATTCGCATCCGCTCTCGCTGATAGTCAGTAGCTTTATTTATTTCCATCATCCTCTATATTTTCAAAAGGTGTCCACTCATCTATTTCAAAACCATCCGGAGCATCTTCTGGAAGTTCTCCCATACATGGTTTCATTCGGCATAGGTTAAGAAAACTGCACTGACCAAATTTAGATTGGCAAGAGTGAGGACTTCTTGGGAAGACCTTCTGCTCAAGCGAATCTCTAAATGATTTATACCAGTATCTTACATCGTCTAGCCACTCTGCTACGAGCAGGTCGCTATAATAGATTGGTATGCGTTTGAAATGGAATTGAGTTTTATGTACTAGAGAGGCATCTACATATACACCACCAAACTCACGATCATTTGGAAGTTCATCCATATGTTGCAAGAATAGCACAGCATACATGTAGCCTTCTATTTGAGAGTTAGGCGAGAATGATTGGATAAAATCTGACCTAAAACCTGAAGTCTTACTAAACATGGTGCTGGTCTTATGCTCTAAGAGCCATAACTGACCAGACTCATCTTCGATAACCTTGTCTATCCGACCTGAGTAGAATATCTTTTCATCCTCTAAATCTAAGGGGACACAGAACGGTTGCTCCGTTGCTATTAAATTCCAACGGTTCATATGCTCTGCAAGCTCCTTGTAATAATAAAAGTACATCTCCTTTGCTTTGATTGGAGTTCTACCTTTATACATAGCCATTTCTTCTGGCGTAGGTTCGAGAGGCCACCCAGCTTCCGTCCATATTGTACCGAAAGCTGTCATGGCTATCTCTGCCATAGCATTGGCAAATTCACTAGATTGACGCACCCTGTTCCACTCTGATCCTGTAGGGCCTGAAGCGGAACGTGCCTCGTAAAAAGCTGAGTAGAGTGCATCTAATCCAGCGTGCCAGGCTGAGCCGAAGGCAAAATATATCGGCTCAGTTCCGGCTGGGCGCCAATGCCTGACATAGCGAAGATACGCCTTTCTAGGACACTCACGATATGCGGTAAGTGTGCTGTTGTCAAGCGGCTTCATAAGACTCCTTATTTGAGTCCTACGTTTTTGAGGACTTGGGCAATTTGTTCGTTGTCCAAACCTTCAAAAAGACTGGTGACCTTGTCCTCAACGGACTTCTTAGAACGGGTCGCACGTTGGTCGAGCCTAAAATCTGCCATAGCTTTCGGCACATCTTTTGGATCTGCTCCACTACGTATGTGACCACCAATTCTCTGTTGAACGGCAAGGGTCGCACCTCGTTTATAGAGATCCCAAATGCAGGCTTCTCCATAAATTTCCACCGCCTCTTCTAGTGTTTCTCCGATGTTGACATCGGCACTAGCAGATACTTTTTCGCCATCAACTGTGGCGTTTGCTGTAAACATAGCCATAAGACTACTCCTTCTTTTTTAGGTTAGCATTAAACAAAGACCTTGCTGAGGAAGATCCCCATAAAGACTCTGGTAATGTTTTATATGTCTTGAGGAGAGCGTTCTTAACATCCTCATCCTCAGACATAGATGCCTCTGTAACGAGTACATCATCTTTCCTTTGGAAGACACGATCCTCCAAAGGCTCTTGGTCAGGTAAATCCCCAACCGAAAAGTCCTCTGTTTCGTATAAACTTTCATTAAATGGAAAGGTTTGTTCGCCCTCCCTGTTAAGCTCAATTTGTTCTGTTACTGCGGCCGATATGTCATGTGTACTTACATCCTGTGAGAGTTTTATGCTAGGAACATTTAATAGCGGTTTGTCTAGTTTTTGTCCGCTAATTTCCTCATACCTTGTTATGATCTCTTCATTTGTATGCTTAGGCAAAAGACCATCTCTTTGCATGGACTCCATACATGAGGTCAATACATTAATAAGATTAGAGCCGATACCTCGACCTTTAGCATCGCCACCGAAAGATTCCAAACAGTCATAGACTGCTACAATGGTTTCTATCTTCACTCGAACGGAATATGTGCGAGTGCCGGCTCTCCTTAACGACTGATCTACCTTACTTTCGTAGTCTTCACCTTGAGACTCTCTATTTTTCTGGTACGCTAATCTCTTGCGTTCATTTTCAGATTCTGGGTCCTTTGCCATTGCGCCTTTTCCATGCTAGGTAAATAAA